GGTTAAACTAGTATATTTTATGTGTTCAAATGTGGCCATGTCATGCTACTACTTTAATTTTCTTGTATAAGTCGTAAGAGTCATGAAAATATGGATACTTATAGTATGGTAATTTTATGTTTTGTGTTGTTATTGTTATGTCCTGTGGGTACACAGGATTCCAGATACACATGCTAAGACCAGGTGTTCTCTGTCCAGTGTCGTTCCGGACCGTGGTCATTTCATCTACTCCGGAGATGTCTAACAGTTTTGTACTCAGATTTGTTGTGTTTATATCTTGGCCTAAACCTACATTTTCATTTTGAAAATAATCAATTATCGTCTTGGACACTTCCTCTACAATTGCATCATCGTCTCGGATTATACCAACTGATCTTTTGATTTCAAGTACTGTATTATCAATATAATCTACAGATTCAACCTCTCCGGAGCTTCTAGTGGATAAATTGACTGCTACATACACTGGATCCATCAACACTGGTTGATGTGATACCATCTTGACTCTATCCATAGTGTTGAGTATTATGTTCTTTTGCGAGTTACCAATGAAGCTTGCCATTGGCTCTATTGATGTGTTTTGCGCGATGTGTGGAACACAATATATATAGATATTATTGAATGTGTTGGTTGATGCTATGTCCAGGTGATTGTACATCACTCTACTCTCGACATTCGGATTGTTTATGCCTATATCTTCAACCATATACCGAAAGTGACCATCGAGGTATCTGTCATTATCAACCACCACACTCGAGGTGACTATCCTCCCATAATTCTTACTAACAAACGTGTTGTAATCACTCAGTGTCACCAGTCGATCCCGACTAGTGAAATACACGGGAGCTTTTTTTTTGATCTCCTGTGTTGACTCACGTTGTTGTGGTGGTGTGGAGCTACTATCATTTGTCATGTACAACGTTTCTAGATTGTCATGTGTTATATATTTTATGTTTTGTGGTCTTACATGCTCTTTGATCTTACTGAACGTATTGGTACCATACATGTTCAATCGATTTTCATCTAAAAAATTTGGACCAACAACACCCTTTTCACCATCAGATTGTATATAGTATAATTGTACAGTGTCCCCACGATTTAATCTTCTACCGGTTACCCCGTTTCCAAATTTAATTTCATACGAGAGGTCTTCATTTAAACGCTTCTCGAATACCGGATCGTTTGGACCGTGGAGAAAGAGTGAATTTGTCTCCTCATATTGTATGTATTGCTGTGTGTCTACATCCTTAACATATACGTCTACGTGGAAGTGATCGATATTTGTGCCCGGAGTGGATACTAATGTTATAGTCTCAAATGTACTACCAACTGATTCAATTGGATCTGATTCCACCCACTTACCTTGATATAGTAAATATGTTGACCCTATGAGGGCCAGTGGTTCGTCAAGTTGTGTGTTTTTTGTAAATGTTATATCCCTGTCAGTGGTGTAGGTTATACCATTGTTGTTGATGAACGAATATCTTGGTATTGTATAATTACCAGGTATTAAATCTTCTGTCGCGAAGGTTTGGAACGTCAATGTGCTAGTTTGGTATCCTAATGGCTTGTAATTTAACAGTTTCACTATTCTGTTTACATTTTCATATATAGTGGACTGTGTGAAGACACTCTCACTAGATGTCCGGTTCAGATAAAATAACAATACATGATAACTGTAAGCTATAACATCTATAAATGATGATAAATTACTCCCTTCGTATATTTGATCTGTGAATGTTGAGTTTTCATTTAGTCTCTCAATTATCAATGATTTTAAACTCTCTGCATCAAATGTAGTGTATGCAGTTTGTGGTAAGTTGTATTCTGTTATATCGTTTTCGCTCATATCATGTGTCTGTCAAAAAATCAAACCCGGGAGCGTTGAGAACCGCGGGTAACTCTCTAGATATATTTAATTGTGGGATGGTGATAGCCAACTTGATTTGATACTGATTGTTGTCAGCATCTGCAACTACCGACACATTTTTCAAGTTCACTCTAGGCTCCCATTTGCTTAGACCATTAAATATTGCCTCTCCAATCTCCTGAGCTCGGAACTCTGATACTGGTTCAAACAACCATTGTGATAAATTCAAACCAAATGTCGGGTTGAGTATCTTCTCACCAGGGGAGGTGTTGAATATATTCTTTATACTATTCATTATAGCACTCTCATCAACTGAATGTCGAATGTCTGTTTTTGTCACTTTACCATACAATGTCTTACTAATAGGAGTCTCGTCTTCAGTTACATCAAAATACACATCTTTATAAGACACTTCATTTCCAGCGGACTTGGACTTCACTTTATTTATTTGTG